CGGGGTGCTCGTCGTGGGTTTCGAGCACGACGAACTCGCCGCGCTCGACCCTCTTGTTGAACGTGCGCTCGTCAAGCCCGGGCGCGGGGATCTCGCGGGTCCACACGAGCCCGTTGCGCGACCGGAACGTCACGCGCACGTCAGATCACCCGCCGCCGTTACCGCTGCCGCCGCCGGCGTCGGGGTCGACGACGACATCAGCGGCGGCCAGACCGGTCGGGCGGGTGACCAGCGCGCCGTAGAGGTGCAGACCCTTGACCATGTCGGCGAACCGCAGCTCCATGCGGGCCGCCTCGACGGAGGCGATCTGCTCGGCGTAGGTCACCGCACCCGGGTAGCCGGCGATGATGAACTTGCCGTCGCCGCTGCCGTCCGGGGCGTTGTTGCTCTTGTGGATCGTGAACCCGGCGGCGGCACCGACCACACCGTTGGTGCGGGTGGCGGCGCCGAGGGCGTCACCGGCAGCGACGAACCGCTGATCTCGCAGCAGCATCCCGTGGAAGTCGGGGGTGACGATCACCCACCGGCCCTCGGTCGGCACGTTGCTCTTGTCGAGGATCACGGCCAGCTCGACGAGCAGGTCGTAGGCGTCGCCGGCGTCCGACACGGTCACCTCGGAGCCGCTGTCGACGATGTTGCCGGAGTCGACGTCGGTGGCCATCAGCCCGGCGACGTACTGGTCGGCGGTGTCCCGCAGCAGGTAGCCGGCACGGCGAGCCTGCTCGGTCAGCACCGCGCCACCGTCGCGGGCCTGGCGACGCTCGATGTCGTCGACCTCGAACGCGAAGTACTTCGCCTGGTCGATCGTGAGCGTCGTCGGCGTGTCGTCGACGTCCTCGATGGTGATGTCAGAGTGGGGCGTGTAGGTCCCGATCGTGGGGTCACCGAGGGTGGTGATGTGGACGGTGTCGCCGTACTGGGCGATCTCGCCCTCGTAGTCCCGGTTGACGACCCCGGGGGCGGCGTAGACGAGGTTCTTTTCCAGGGCCACAAGCAGCTCGGCGGCCCACACCTCCGGGACGAAGTTCGAGATGGCCATGGGATCCTCCTGTGGTTCCTATCGGCCGCCGAGCAGGTGGTCGAGCCGGCCAGCGGCCTTCGCTTCGACGATCTGCTCGGGTGTCATGTTCTTGAGGTCCTCCCGGGTGAGCTGGGAGGGGGTGTTGGGCCTTGCGCCCTGGTCCGCCCCACCGGGCCGACTGGCCGGGGGGGCGAGGTAGGGGCGTGCCTCAACGAAGGAGGCGACCGCCTGCGAGATTGCCTCGCTGTCGATGTCACCCGTGTCGGTGACGGGGATCTCGTCGAACCCGAGCAGCTTGGTCGCCACCATCGGGTCGACGAGCAGGTCTCGCTGCGCCTCGGGGGTGAGCTTCCCGGCCGTTGCGGCCCGGAGCTCGGCGACGAACAGCCGCTCGTTGACGGACCGGAGCACCTCGGTGCGGGCGGCCTCGGCGGCCTCACGGCGGGCGTTCTCGATCGCCCGTTCCTGCTCGGTCATCTGCGCTTCGCGCAGCTTGGCGAGCTCGGCCTCGAGCTCCCGGGCCCGCTTCGCCTCGCGCTCAGCGGCCCGGGCCCGCTGCTTCCAGATCTGCAACGCCTTTTCGCCCTCGGGGCCGAGCGGCTGGTCGTCCTGATCCTGGGCGACTGGCGGCTGTCCGCCGGGCTGATCGGTGGTCGTGTCGCTGGTCGTGTCGATGGTGGGGTCCGGGTCCTGGGTCGGATCGGCCATTGCGGCCCTCCTGGTCGGGTCGAGGGGTGGCGTTGCGCCACCCCGTGGCTAGTTGCGGGTGAACACGGGGGCTTGGATGCAGTCGCAGCCGAGGTGGCGGGCCATCCGCACCGTGGGGGGACGGACTCGCCCGTCCGCCCAGCTGGTGCAGAGCGAGCACGAGGTGCCGGTTAGCTGCCGTGTCCAGCCGATCGCCCCGTGGGCGATCATCCCGGCCTGGACGGCGTTGGCCACGGTCAACAGCGGTTCGGAGCGGACGACCCGCTCGAGGCGTGCGGCGGCTGCTTCACCGCTAGGTGTGTCGATCGCTGCGGTGAGCGACCGACCGATCCGGGTTTGGTCGACAGCGACCGGGTCGGTGAGCCCGACGGGGCGGGCGGGCCGGCCGATCTGGCGCATCACCTCGGCGGCGAGACCGATGTCGGCGAGCATCACCCCCGCGGCGTTCGCGGCGGCGACCAGCTGGGCGGCGAGCCGCCGGAACTCGTCGACGGTGATCTCGCCTGCCTCGACAAACGCCCACAGGCGCATCACCGCCGAGGCGGTGCGGTCAGCCAACCGGCGGGCTGCTGCTTGGGTTCGTTCCACCGGTCAACAGCTGCTCGGCGAGCTCAACGCCCCGCTGCGAGAGCGCCTCAGCGACCCGCTGCTGACCCATCCGGGCGATCTGCGTCGGGGTGTACCCGAGCCGCTCCTGCGCCATCTCGATCGTGATGAGCCCGGCCTGGTACTGCTTGATGACAGCGTCGGTCAGCTCGCCTTCGGTGCGGTACTCGGGGTCGGCCCACTCGATCTCTGAATCGACCGGGGTGTCCGGCTCACCGGCGAACTGGCGGGCCAACCTGATCGCCTCTTCGAACGCCTCGGCCATGTAGCGCTGCTTGTCCCGCACCTTCGCCACCAGGCCGGTCTCGGCGCTCTTGATCGCGTCACCCGACGGTGACTGGCCCTCCTGGAACAGGTAGTGCCGTGGGGTGCGGGTGATGACAGCGATGTCCTGGATGTCCCGCTCGTGGGCCCGCAGATACGGGGTCATGTCCGACCCGGCGAGCTCGAGCACCTTTGCGTCGGGGTTCTCGAGGACCAGCAGCCGGTCGATCGCGACCTTCCATGGGAACTCGAGCGGCTGACCGGTCTCCGGGTCGGTCGGCACCTCGACCCCGGTGAGCACCTTCTGCTTGAAGCTGTCGAACCAGGCGACGAGCAGCCGGTTGAAGATCGTCCCGTTGATCCGCTCCTGGATAGGAATGACCGGTTCGATCTCCGACTGGCCTACTCCATACAGGTCGGGCCGGTTCACGATGGGGATGATGGGGACGACCCCGAGCGGGTTCGCCACGAACTCGTCCTCGAGCTCGCTCCATCCGCCTGCTTCCCGCACCCGGACGGCCCTAGGGGCCTCGCCACGGTTCAACATGTCCGAGGTGGTGGCCTCGAACTTGTAGATGCCGTCCGGCAGGTAGACGTTGGCTCGCTGCCGGCCGGTCCAGTCATCGAGCCAGACCTTCAACGCTGCGGCGCGGCGGTGCCGGTTGCCGGGCTCGTGCTCGACGATCGTCTGGCAGGCGTCCTCGACAGCGATCTTCGGATACCCGCCAGGCGACTCGGCCGCCCAGACGGACAGGTAGCTGCGCCGCTTGGTGAGCGCCTCACGGATCGCCAACTGGGACTCGGCGTCCATCTGGTTCGCCTGCCAGATCCGCCACGACTCCTCATCGGCGACCCGGTCGTCGCTGGCGGACAGCCGGAACCCGTTGACCCGCATCCGCTCCGTTGTGGCGTCCACCACCAACGCCAGGAAGTTGGCTCGGGACTGGCGGAGCAGCTCGCGGAACTGGGCGGCGAAGTACCGCTTGTCGAGGTCCGGGGGAATGTGCGGCAGCGGGTGATCACCCTTGTACCACCGGTCGAGCTGCTCGAGCTGGGGTTGCTCGACCTCGAGACGGGCGAGGAGCCGGTTGAGCCACCAGCGAGGCGATCCGATCGGTTCGGGCATGTCGGACCACCCCCTTTCGGGTTCGGGCTAGTAGGCGGCGACTCGGTATCGGCGTTGCCGTTTGGCCCCAGCGGCGACCGCGTCTCCCCGGCACTCCCAGGCGAGACACGAAGCCATGGCGGCGTCGATCTTCCGCTCTGGGGCGGGCTTGTCGATGAGCCACAGCGGGTGGCCGTCGTCGTCGACCATGTTCGTCGACCGTTTGACAGCGTTGGCGATGTGCTGCGCCACGTCCGGGTCGCCGTCGTGGGTGAGCTCACCGGCGGTGATCGCCGCTCGGAACTTCCGCAACGCGAACGCCATGGGCCGCCGCCGGTACGTCCACCAGGTGACGATCTTCTTGTCGCCCCAGCGGCCCTGCCAGCGCTCAACGAGCGGTTCGATGTACTGCGGGTCGACGTAGACCCGCCACACGTCCCACCGGTCGAACAGGTCGAGCATGGCCTGATCGGCCCGCTCGAGGTCGTGCTCGTAGTCGTCCGATGCGTTGTCGGGGCGTTCCTGCAGGTCGACCCGCCACTGGTGGCCGGATTCGACCCCGGTGGCGATGATCGCCAACGCGTCACGGAACCGGGCGCCATCGACACCGGCGACGACGAGCTCACCGGCCGGGACCTCGAGGTCGGGTCGGGCGAGCTCCCGCCACCGGTCGGCGTCGAACGCCACACCGGCCCCCGCCGCCATCCGGTTCCCGAAGAAACGTTCAGCCTGGGCGGGGTCCTTCTCGAGCAGCTCGGCGGCCTCGGCCTCGATGGCGTCGAGGTCGACGTGCAACGACCCGGCGTACACGTACCGGTGGATCTTCCGCCGGTCGGCCTTCTTGCGGTAATCCAACCCCGCCGGCGGCGGCCGCCAGAAGCGGAAGATGTCCTTCGCTTTCGACTCGAGGGTTCGCTTCGCCGTCGAATCCTCGGTCGGGTCCGGGGGGTTCGTCGTCTCGATCATCCGGCCGCCCATGCCAGCGAGACCACGACGCTGCGTCTCAGCGACCCGCACCATCCGGTTCGTGGTCGTGTAGAGCCCGGTCTCGTCCTGCAACGCGAAGGTGATCGGGTTACCGAGCCGGGCGGTCGCCGAGCTCGTCACCACATCGATCCGCCCGGCCTCACCGACCCGAATGAACTCCTCCCCGACCGAGGTGAGATCGGCGAGCGGACCGAGCCGGATCATCGACTGCAACGGCCGGTAGACGTTGTCGGTCTGGTCCTCAGCGGTGGCGAGCAGCTGGATCAGCGGGGTCGGCCAGGGCTTCCCCATCGGCTCACCCGCCGCGTACTCATACTCCCAACCGCACCCGCACCCGTGATCAGCGCAGCGGTAGACCTCGCCGCCCTTCGCCCAACCGGCGAACCGGACGGGCCCGCACGCCTCCGCTGCGATGATCGCCGCCGACCACGGGCCCTTCCCCGTCTTCTGCGGGGCGATCACCTGCGAGCGCCGATAGACGAACGCTGACGCCGTCGACACCGTCGACCCATCCGGTTTCCGCTCCCCCGCCGGCCGGGCATCCGCACGAACCCGGTAGTGGTTGACCGTGCACCACAACTGCCAGTCGTAGAGCACAAGCGGCTGGCCACGCAGGTCACCATCCGGGATCGGACAGTGCGCCTCAATCCAGTCAGGGACGATCCACAGGGTCGGGAAATCGACGACGTACTCGTCAGCCGCCGCCACCGACGACCTTCAACCGGTCCCGAGCCGACAGGCGACGCACCTCACCACTCCCGCCGCCCTCGGTCTCACCACCAGCCTCGGCACCGATCTTCCAACCGTTCTCTTTCAGCCCGGCCGGGGTGAGCCCGATCTGATCAGCGAGACGGATCACCACCGGCCCGATCGACGACGGGGCATCCGGGGCCTCCATCCGCACCGACCAGCGCACCCACATCGCAACGGTGCGCCACCGCCACGGCTCCTCAGCCCAAGCAACCGCCTGCGGGGTCTTCCACACCTCCTCCCAGACGGCCAGCTCCCGAGGCTTCGGCCTCGACAACGGAAACCGAGGCGGCTCACCCTGGTACCCTTCGGCCGGCAGCGGCCGGAAACGCAGCCCCTTGCGGGCCGACGTGAGCGAGTGCTCATCCGGCCGGGGCCCCGACCGGTTACGTGCGCCTCCTCGAGCCATGATGGTCACCTCCGGGCGTTGCGCCCTAGGGGTCAGGCCGAGCGTTGCGCCCGGCCACAGAGCGTGGCGATCTGGGGGGATCTGAACCCCTCGCACCTCAGAGACGAC